CTTCTTATTTCATTGCTACTACTGAATCTCCTAATTTACTTGAACCGGAATTCCGGCTGCTCTGTATGGAATTACCTTTTAAGTTAGTTTCTAACAAAGAGATGGTAGAACTTCTTAAGACGGCTCTAGCGCTAGAACAGATTTCCTACGCTGAAGAAACCCTGTCTCCGATTGTTAGTAATGCCCTAGGTAAACCTGTTATTGCGTTGCGCATAATCGAAGCGCTAGCTGCTGATTCTAAAACAATAGGGTTGACTAAGCTAAAGCAATACTTTAAACTAGACATCAAGATTAAATTACTAGAGATTCTTGCTGAGGCGAAGGTTGATGTTAAGTATGGATTCTCCACTCTTGAAACAATCCTGCAGCAAGAGTCCCCAAAAGATGTATCGTTTACTTTTTTTCAAATACTAATGGAGCTTGAAAAGTATAGGATGGGGATCGATACGTACCAGATAGCCGAAGAACAAGTCCTAGCAGATAGGATTGTTAACTTCTGGGGTCAGGATCTTCTCATCCCTGCTCTTGATTTCTATATATCTAGATCACGGCGAGATAGTGCTGATGAGGTTCTCTGTGACTATCTACTGCTCTCCGCTAAGCTTAGAATAGGCGATTTTACTACTAAAAGGTTAAAAGCTGCTCCACAAAAAATTGACACTGCTGACGACAAGTTTCACCAAATTTTAGAACAGCGGGCCGTTAAGATATACTCTGACGAAAAGCCAATTAAAGTACCAGAAAAACAAATCCCAAAACCAACTCAAATTACCGAAACTAAAAAATTTCCAGTTATACCAGTTGAAATTCACAAATCTATAGAAGAATTTGTTTCCGGGCTCGGCGGGAAAATTCTTAAAAAGCTTGGGTGATTTATCGTAAATTGGCGGGAATACCGTTCCTCTTGTGGGGGCGGATGGATTCACATGTTTTTCTGGAGGCTTTTTGATGGTGGCAGCGTGGGCAATCCTACAACTGTCTGAGGAAGGCGAGGCAATTCCTTACGCCAGAATCAAAGCAACTATTATTCAGTATTTAGGTGATGTTCCTGTTCTTTTCCCCCACCCGATACACCCTAAACAATACTGCACAGAACCTGATACTTCTGATTTTCCCTTTTGTAGCTATGTTTTTATCTGTCCTAAAGAAGACGGTAGAATTTTCAGGATCTCCTCTAGTCCCTTTTTTATTGGGCCTTTGTTTACGCGACAAAACGGGACAAAAAATCTAGTCAGAATACCGGAGCAAGAGGTTCAGAGTATTTGCCGGAACCTTCGAAAAGAACAAGAGTTCTTTCCACGTTTAGGGCATTTTGTCCGGTTTAAGTTTGGGAAATATAGGGGTATTCCCGCAGTTGTTGTGGGAAAAAATAATGGACATGTCCATGTGGAAGCCCGCCTTGACAGCATTTCCATAGCGGAAGTTATAGAGACTTCCTCCTTAGTTCCAGAGGATACTATGAAGATAAATTTAGTAATTGATGGTATGAATTTGGTTTACAGAGCGGGGTTTGCTCTAAATCTATGCACGTCTAAAGGCGTTCCTACCGGTGTAACATACGGATTCCTTCGCACCCTTATCCGTTTAAAGCAACAACTAAGCCCAAAAGTAGATAATATTTTTATTGTATGGGACAGATACCCGGAAGAGAAGGTTCGTAAGTTCGCTGATTATAAAGGTCATAGACTTAGTAAAAAGCAGAATATCTCTTTAGATATATCTAACTTATGTCATATACTCCAGTGCTTAGGGGTATTTCAAGTTTGGGCTGATAAAGAGGAGGCTGATGATGTGATAGCCTCTTTAATAGAAAAAGAGCTTCAATCTGATGTTACATACATCTATTCTGCTGATAGTGATCTGCTACAACTTATAGATTCTCGTGTTGTTGTTTTTTCCCCAGACTTTAAACATGGAGTAGACGTAGCTTGGGATGCTGAAAAAGTGAAGGGGAAGTTTTTGGTCTTTCCAAACGCTATTCCTTTGTATAAATCTATTTGTGGTGATCTCACGGACAATCTTAAAGGGGTACCCGGATACGGTAAACAAAAAACTGCGAACTTGTTTGCCTTTATGTCTATGTTATCCCCGGCTCCCACTCCTGACAATATAAATGTACTTGATAGAGGGTTATCCAAATACTCTGAAAAGATTCGACTTAATTATGATCTGATTAAATTGAAAAAGGATATAGATTATAACGTTCAATACGGTCCTTTTGATCGAGAGCAGCTTAGGGAATCATTTTGTTCTTTAGAGTTTAAATCCTTTATTCCAAAACTTGTAGATATAGAAAGCAATTTTACCTCTGGATTTTTCAAGGTAGGATAATTCAAGAACTCAAAGAGGACGCTTTGAACACAAAACCTTTTCTCGAATACAAAGACCCCCAAGAGTTATGCGCAATGTACTCTAACGAAGATGCACTAACACTTAAGGATTTCATTGCTCCGCGATTTAATATTTCATTTGAGGAACTCAGACCTCTGATTCAGACACTTCCAAAGATGGAGCGGGACCTGTTATATTTATATTTCTTTGTTCAAAAAAGTCAGGAAGAAATTGCAGTCCTATTTGGTCTCACGCAAGGTGGGGTTTCCTATCGGATTAAGCGTACAATCCAAAGGCTTCAATTTATTTTGAGTCTTCCTCCTGTTGACTTTCAAGAAATGCAAACCGATCTGTTAAAAGTTTTATCGGAAGAGCAAGTTAAATTACTCTGTCTTATGTCAAAATCATCCTCTCAAACGGTTACAGGGGTTCTTACGGGGCTTTCCCAAGGTAGGGTCAGGTACAGATTCCTAAAGGCTATAGAGCTACTGAAGTCTAGTGCAGATGTCCAGCCTCGATTTAAGGTGTATGTAGAATACTTTACAAAGATATCTGAGAATTTTAATATCTTGCGTGTTCTTGCCTCTAAAGACTACAAAGACGTAGATTTCATGGAAAGCCTTGAGTACTCTGTGCGTATGTAACTAGTTTTTTTGTACTCTGCTTGTAATTATTTGTAACTGAATACTTTTAGAATCAAAACATCTCGGAGGATATCAATGTCACTTCATGAAACAGATATTAAATTTGGGGCTAGCGGGCTTGATTATTACCTTAGTTCTAGCGAACGTACTGTAATAAAAACTGCAACACCTGAGCTTCTTCAACAGTTCTCTAAGGTAGCTGAGAATATTCTTGTACACCAAGCTGACAGGGATCTCTGGCAGATTTCTGATGATGGTACGTATATCCAGCAGATGTTTGATCCCGATGGAACACCGTTGAAGATGGAGGCAGCGTCAGAAGAACAGAAAACAAAAAATGCAGCTGCCGATAAGGTAGCTGTAAATAACGAAGCTAAACAGATTTTCTTGTTGCTTGAAGATCAAGCGGGGCGCTCTATTAGAACAAACGAAAAAGTTGCTAGGGTTATTTTTGCAATGGATAGCGGGAATAAATTCAGGTATATAAAGAGTTCTGATCCTAGTATCCCAGACGAAAAGATCTTTAAAATTCTTAGAAAAGAATCTGTTCGAGACGTGGTGCACAATATTCAGGACTTTGCACAACCTTCACCCAAGCTAAGTAAGGATATGAAGAACGATAATAAAATTAAAAGCCTACTTGAACGAAGCCGGTTTCAGAAAGTTCAGAAAGTTTCATGCCCCGGTTGTGGGATTCCAGTGCCAATGCCGCAAGAATGGGATGGGAGTAATCCAGAAGAAGCTTTGTGCAACCAGTGTTATGAAGAACAAGAAAAATCATTGAGATAAGAAATGCCATCATTAGCGGTACAGCTTCTTAGAGCGTTTGGTGTTGTCCCCACCTCAGAAGAGCTGGAACTTGTACCGGTGAGTCTCCGACAAAGGGAGTTACCGGATGAACTGAGTCGCAGAGTCGCAGCAATAGAGCTGTTGAAATGGGCGGAAAAAGCCCTTGGTCGTACTTACGGCGATTTAAATTTTGAATAAGGGAGTCGAACATGGATATCTCTGAGCTGATGCGGAAACGGGTGGTGGTGCCGGATCTTAGCTGGTTTGAACAGGCCGTAAACTACACTCCTCCGGATAATAAGCCGTGGCAATCAGTGATTAAGAACTTAGAATCAGAATGGCACCCTTGGCATACGACTGCACCGTTTCTTCCAGAGAGAGTCCCCGGGGAACCGGAACGAACCATGGAAGACAACTCTGGGTATCAGAAGGCACAGCAACAAGTGGATCTAACAAAGGTTGCCAGACTTGCGATGATGACCACTAAAACTACAGCAGATCTACTGTCAAAATTGGCTTCCAAGTTTGATATGGACACCTTGAAAGGGCATAAATCTCTTCTTGTTTCAGCGTTAAAAAGCTGGGGTTTAGAGGGGCATGTATTTGTGGACCCAGAACTATTCGGGTCTTGTAGGAGAGCTAAAGAATTTTTAGTAAAGGCGAAATTAGATCCTGATTTTGTCTGGCGTAAAGAAGGGTATAACTGCTTATGTGGGGGCAAGGATAGATGCTCAGTAATTCAGAAACCTGTTGTTTCCAAGATAATCTTAGATAAAGCTGTGCTTAAGTCTGCTCTCCGAAAAGCTATTTACAGGGGGGATATCAGTGCGGATGAAGCTCAGCGTATAGCCTTATCCACAGATAAGCTTTCTAATAAAATAAAGCGGGCATCCCTATCCTTTTCCACAGAGCCGGAAATAACTCAATACAAAGGAACAGAGGTTGCTGCTCCCACTGTCGTAGGGAACGATGATGCTTCTGGAATCTACGTGATAGAAGGGATGACAAAAGCCCTGACAAAAGGATATAACCTTTACAAGGTCCATTTTGCTGCAACCACGAGGGTTGGTGAGTGTGTTGCTACTGAGCTTCTAGGTCACGCTGTTAAGCGTGTAGGATTTATTCGTGTTGCGGATCTTGATGCCCAGTGCCATCTTCCTAACGGGCTGTCTAGTATTGATTTTAAGCTTGAGACATATCCTGATCGGTGTTATACCTGTGCTAATTACAGAGAAAGCTTTTGCCAGAAGCTCCGTAAGCAATTTGTTGGAAGGGAGATATCTCAAAATGTTGAGGCGAAACCCGTCGCTGATGTTGCTGTGTATGGGATAGCTAGTCCTGAGATTGTTCTTGCTGATTCGGATCTTCCTAGCATTCCCACATATTCGACCCCCGATTTTGGTGGTGGCATTGCCCAACTTCAAGCCATTGATTACTTGGATGAACACTCTGAGTCGGATTAACCATGAAAAAATCAACTGAGAGAGACATTATTACAAAAGTGGTTAATGTAATTAGTGTGGGTAAGGTAGACACTCAGTTTCTGTTAGATTTTGAATCCGCTCCGGTGGATAAGAAATTTTCAATTATTCAGGAAAAACTCTGGGAAGTTATTTCTGATTTGGATAAAGAACATGATTGGTTTGCGGAAGGTGAAGAACCCGATGCGGAGTTTATAGCTATTGCTTCCGGAATAGCTACTAAAAGGGCACAGGCTTTAAAGATCCTTAATGAGGTTATTGATGCTCAGAATCGTGCGGCTTCAAAAGTTGGCAATGTTAGCGATTTCATGAACAATTACAACGAAGCGATGAGGCTAGTATTCCCAGAGATTAAACAAGCCATTGAGCTGTACATCGGAGAGACTCTTTCAGGTAATGTTGTAGATAAGATCTTAGATGATTTTGCGGTTCGGTGCGATAAGTTAGAAGTAGATATAACTAATTTTATTCGTCAGAAGCTAGAGTCTACAGACAATGGTAGATGAGTATGTCTGTTTCTTCACTACAACAGTTAGATGAAACCTTCTTACCAGCTCAAACAAAGCAATCCCAACTCCGTCAGTTAGCTTCTCAACTCAGATCCGATAGTGCTTCTCAGAAGAGTGTCGTCTCATTTGTAAATGAAATACTAGGGGTTGGCTTACTCCCCGTAATGCAATTTTCGTTAAAAATGTATTATGGGTTGCCTCTAGATAACGTATATAAAACAATTGAGATAACCGATAAATTTAGAGAAGAAATTACTGCTACACTCACAGAACATGACTTCTTCCTCTGGTTGAAAGATCAAAACAGGTGTAATGTAAAGGCTCCGCAAGGGGACTGGCAGGAAGGCCTAATGATCTTCGGAAGAAGGGGGTGCAAGACCTCAATAGCGTCGTTGGCAGAAACGTATGAGACCTATAAATTATTAAAGAAATTTGATCCTTTGGAGTACTATGGTCTGCTTCGGGAAGACACTATCAATCTCACAAACCTCGCAAATACTAGAAAACAAGCCTCTAAACTTTTTACTGTAGTAAAATCTTATATAGAAAAAACTCCATTTTTTCAACAATACGTAGTTAATAAACCAAAGAACTCAGAAATTGAATTAAGAACCGAAGCAGATCTCAAATACTTTAAAAAGAGTTCTAATCGCGCATCTGTAATTCTCGGGTCCCATGGGTGTAACTCGAGAGCCCTTAGAGGTGGCGGTAACATCAAGATTACCTTTGATGAGTTAGCGTGGTTTTTAGACAATGGTGGGAACCAATCAGATGAGCAGATCTATAACGCTATGATTCCTTCTGTAGGAGATTATGGTCTCGATGGAAGGATTTTAAGCCTATCAAGCCCCAGAACAAAGGCTGGTAAGGTATATGAATTGTATCTAAGATCACTAGGCGGGGGGCCTAATGACGGACCTGATGAAAGTATTCTGATGCTCCACATCCCAACATGGATAGCAAATCCAAATATAAATTCAAAGTTTTTAAGAACACGGTGGAACAGTGACGGTTCTGAACGATTCGTGGTCGAATTCGGAGCTGAGTTCTCGGAACGTATTGAGGGTTTTATACCAAAAGAAGAATACCTTTTAAATTGTATAGAACTTGCTAAACAGAATGAGCGCGTAGAGCAATCAAGAGGTAAGATCTCAATTCGGTATTTTTATGGTAACGACCTCGGTCTTTCTAACGATGGTACTGCGCATGTAATTGTACACGCCGATCCTGTTACAGATAATGTGGTACTAGATTATGGGATGGTGCAATACCCCGGAGTTATCCCTTATGAGGACGTAGACCGGCTCCAGATGACTAAACACGTAGTCCCAGTTATCAAAAATCTATGCAGTGCATTCAGAATAGTAGGTGGGGTGTTTGATCAATACTGTGCGGGGCCTCTAGAAGATGAGCTAGTAAAAGAGGGGTTAAAGCAGTTTAGCTTTATCAATTTCACAGATAGACTTAATGATGAAGTTTTTAGTGTCTTGTACTCTCTTATTGTGGAGACTAGGTTTGAGCCTTACGAAAATCATGTACTACTACAGGAATTGTTAGAGCTTCAGAAGCGTGAAGGCGCAAAATATAAAGTAGTACGTGCCCCAACAATGGTGGGAAAACACGATGATTTTTCTTACGCACTTGCTAGAGCTTGCTGGGCGGTAAAGGGGGGTCTTTATAAGTATCTTGGTACAAGCCCAACTGTGCAGAACCCTGTCTCTATAGTTTCAACAAAAGGCGGATTAGTAGTATCTAAATCAACTAGAAGTACCCCCATTGAATCGGGAGCTAGCAGGCATTATCAAGCGCTATTGAGAAACCAACAGTTCAAAAAGCAATATATGCAGATTAGAGCTAGTCGTATGATGCGTGGCCGGTAGGAGATTAAGATTGAAAAAGAAAAATAGTCCAAAGATTAATACAGTTCAAGCTAAGCCAAGAGACTACGTTCTTGAGGCTCGTAAAAGGGTTGCTGTTAAGCATAGAACCGCACTGACCTCTTTTCCCACAATTAATTCCTCTACGTTTGGGGGTGGTAATGTGCGCGAGTCGCAGGAGACTGCGTTTTACCATCCTGTATTATCCAAAGATTTCTTAGAACTGCCTATGACGAGGGCAGAGAAACATACATGGTACAGACTATTTTACAAAGCAGATCCCCTTATAGGCCGTGCTATTGATATCCATACTGATATCCCGCTATCCAAATTGATCTATATGGAACCAAAAGGGCAAGATCAGAAATTAAATAAATATGTTCTTCATTTCTTTGAGGAGATGGCTGAAGATATAAATCTGTTTCGGAATCTACTTTCTATTTCACACGAATTCTGGCTTTTTGGGAATTGTTTTGCATATTTAGAATACAATGAAGGGACTAAGAAATGGAACCGTATAGTAATTTTGAACCCTGACTTTGTTGAAGTAAAAGGTATTCCTTACTCTGATAAAGTGCGGATCGAGATGATGCCAGATCCCGGATTTGGGGGAATGCTAGCTAGTTCTGGAGAAAAGTCTGAGTATACAGACGATTTGAAAGAGGGTGTTCCACAGGAAGTATTAGATGCTATAGAGCAGGGTAAGAATTTAGTATTTGAAACAGATCCTGAAGAGGGATCATATGTTTACCATTTAGCTCGTAAACGCAGTCCCTATGCCGATGAGGGTTCTAGCATCATAGAACGGTGTCATTTGCCGGGCCAAGCTGTTTATGTAAAACGTGATGATGCTATGGCCACGGTGAATATTGAGGACCTAGATCCCAATACAGATCTTATCCTGTCAGGTGCTGGCAATTTTCAGTCGTTTCAAGCGGGATCGAGATATGTAGAGAATGAACCTATTTGTGGGATCTCTGTGTGGAAGTTACCAGAAACTAGTTGGTGTACCGCTGATCACGATCATGAAGTGTTACGGAATGGGGAACTCGTTAGAGTGGAGGCCAGAGATATTGCCGACGGGGATTATATCAAAGTGGCTCAGAGAAAGCTCACAGAGAGTTTGGATAGGGTGGATCTAGCTGAATACTACGACAATAAAAACTTTAAAAGTGTAAGGTTTGGGAACAGGGTAATAGAAACTAAGGTTATTGATCGGACGGAAAAAGATATTTTAGTTCAATACCATAGATGTAGACAGGAGATCTTATCGTATGAGCCTGTATTTAATTATGGTAAAAGTCTAGCGCACAGAAAATTTTTTCCTGATTTGGATTCCAAGGTTTCAAGAAGTACACACGTTAAAACAAACAGTCCCATTAAACGCTCGCGTAGATATCTTAATTTAGACGGTAATTTAGGGTATTTGATTGGATATTATCTTGGGGATGGGTGGACCGCTTCTTCTGAACATAAGTCTCTTTCAATTTGTTACTCCACAAAAGTCCCTACTGCTGTTAGATCTGCTCGAAAGCTCAAAGAGATACTTCTACGAAAATATAGGTTTAGTTATTCCGAAGTAACTACAGATAACTCAATGGTGCATATCGTAGTTCATAAAAGACATGATTTATTTTCAAGATGGGTATCTAATAATTTTGGGAATAATTGTGATGACAAACATTTACCAGAATGGATTTTTGATGCGCCAAAAGATTTTATTTACGGAGTACTGCGGGGATTTTTAGATTCTGATGGAGATATCACAAAAAAGAAAAATAGACCAACTATATCTGTTAGATTCTGGAATACAAATAGAATTGTAATTGACAATATTTTTCTGCTCTGCACCTCGTTAGGTATTCCGGTTTCTGTTAACGTATCTTATCCTAAGAACGTAAGACAGCCTCAAGGAACTATTCAAGAGAAATGCAAGTCCCTATACAACGTTTCTTTCTCTGATAGGGTCCACATCAGAAGATTCTTTAGACACGGATTTATCTCTAAGAATCGAATTCTTAAGCAAGAACCCAGTAAACGGTGGAATTCCGGTAGACGGCATCTAGTACACAACGAGGAACTCTACTACAAAGTTAAAGTTGTGGAAAGCGGTAATTATTCTGGTTTGGTGTACAGTTTTTCTGTAAATGACGATAAGTCCTTTTTTATCAATAATATACGTACTTTTAATTGTCTTAGGAGCATCCTTTTTCGTGACAAATTAAGGCAGGCGCAGACACAAATCGCGACCCGAAACATGACCCCTAAAAGGGTTATTGTAGCGGAGTTAGCGGATGAGACAACACTAGAACAATTGCGACAACAGGTTGATATGGCTCTTGCCGATCCTGATTTCACGATACTAGTAAACTACCCAATAGAGTGGCAGGAAATTGGTGCTCGTGAGCGACTGCTCGATATTCAAGGAGAAATGGAATACACAGAGAACCTGATTCTAATTGGTTTAGGATTACCTAGAGCACTGCTCACGGGGGAAGGTACATATACTGGCGAGCGTGTTTCACTAGAGGTTATGAATACGGTATACAGTCTTTACCGTGAAGAACTAAAGCTATTTATAGAAAATGGCGTATTCAAGCCTATAGCTAAACGAAATAATTTTTGGGGTGTAGATGAATTCGGGCATAAGATCCTGTTGTACCCTAGGGTACGTTTTTCACGCTTGTCTCTGCGCGATTACGCTGATCAATTCGCGGATATGTTCAATCTCTTTCAAAAAGGCAGTATATCTATTAGACCACTGTTGGATCTGTTAAACATTGATCCTGAGGACGCAAAGGTTAGCGTAGAAGAGGATTTGTTCTCTGTATTTGACCCTGATATGGGCGAATTAAAGCGGAACCTCTTCTCTCAAGCGGCACAAGCACTTGTTGAGCAGTCAGATATTTTGCAGAAATTAGCAGCTAAACTCGGACTCAAGTTTACTCCTAAAGCTCCTGAGGTGCCGGAAGAGGGTGGAGAAGGCCCGGGTTTTGAGTCGGGCACAGAAGAGTTTGAGGCTGGTCCTGAATTTGGAGGAGAACCTACCACTACTATCCCCTTTGAGCAGGAGATCCCCCCTCCTGCTCGTTCTCCTCTAGTAGAAGCCCCGAAATACCAACCCCCACCAGCTCCTATCCCTATGAGGACCCCCATGGTTATTTCACCTCCAGCAGCGGAACAACCTATAAAGAAGCGGCAACCCCCTCTGCGAACTCCGATAGTTCGTGGGGCTAGTAAGGTGAAGAAACTTGGCTAAAACAAAGCGTCTTAAACCTACAAATACTTTTCCTATACCTAGTTCTAACTTGGAAGAGATTGATAAAAGAGAGAATTATCCAAATGTGTATTTAAGGTGGAGCGACGTGGACAACACTAAAGATAAAAACGAGCCTGTTAAAACCCCGGAAGAAATTTCTAGACAGAAGAAAAAAGAGGATAGTGCCGTTCAAGACCTAATATACAGAGAGCCGCCTAGAGGAGCTCCACGGCACGATTTGCGTAAACGGAAAATCCAGATAAGTAGAGATCTTGATTTTCAAGAGCCAGCTGATTTACCCAAGCACCCATCGCAAAATTATGATACGTATCCAACTCCTGTAAAACCAGAAACTCCCGACTGGTATGGGGATAGACCTCATAAATACTTACGCGATGAGTATGGCCCCCATCCTTTTATTCCGTCGCCATACCCTCTAAATGACTCTATGACTACGGAACATCGCATAGACAGGTTTAACACCGATTCTGCCGATGCGTGGTTAGACGAGACATCCCATAACGTTTACTGGGACCTTAGTAAGGCCCATGTGGGGGATAAAGTGAATCCTAGAATGCAGCCTGTTTTCCCATTCCGTCGTACTGTGATCCCTGATCGTCAAATCCATGACCGATTTCGTGTTTTCAGACATATTAAAAATCCTAAACCCGTAACAGAGACACAGTTGTGTGAGGTTTGTAGACAGAATCGTGTAGATAGTCGGTTTAAACCTATATGTGAATCTTGTTGGGAAGTTCAAACTTGGGAACACGAGTTTAATCCGCATAGGGAGGGCAATATGAAAGCTAGAAGGGTGTGTGTTGCATATTTGGATTATGCCGCTGATCTTGTACAGGATGAATATCCAAATGTAGCGTATAACGTGGACAAGGTTACCGACCAGATAGAAGCAGAGGGGGATATGCGGGGATGGATTCCTATTCTCGAAACAGCATCTGGAATTGTTGAAGCAGAATTTCCATTAGCTAGCGCTAAAATAGATGCCGTAGCAAATACCTTGGAGTGTGAGGATTGCGGGTTTGGATCAAACCCACTCAGAACACGACGTGATTATGGGGTGGGAAAACGACAGAGAGTATCTAACTGGGTAAAGATGCTTGAGGTATCACGCTAATTTTTTAATTTCCTTGTAATTTGATGTAGTGAGGATTTAAGATGGAAAAACGTGCAGAAAAGATAAAGCTTGGTGAAGACTATTTTCACTTTATGGAAGGATTTTTAGACACTGAAGATCTTGATGGAAAGCTAGACGTTCTTAAGGCGTTATCCGATTTAATGAACGTTCGTGGTCGTAATAAGGCTATCATGGAATCTGAATTAGAAGACTACTTAAAGCAAGCGGGATTTTCTGCTAATTATGAATACGCAAAATCAATTCTTAGAATAATGGGGCATAAGGTTCTTCCTACTGCTAAACAAAATAAATTAAATCCTGCCGATAACGATTACTGGGGAATTGCTAGTGAGGATAACCCAAAAACAATTCAACGTTTAGGGGCACAGAAATTTTCTGTTGAGTGTATGGAATGTGGCAAAGTCTTTAAAACTAGTTCTTCAGAACCCAAATGTCCAAAATGTGGCAGTTACGATGTTGACCTACCGTCACAAACCTATTCAGCTGGTTCTGAGGCAAAATATCAGACATGCCCAATGTGTGGGAAACAAATTGGGGAAGGATTGTGTTGGAAGGGGCCTGAAGGAGATGTATTTCACGAAGCCTGTGTTTTTGGGAAAGAAAAAATAGACCCAATTAAAGTGAAATATGATTCAACCCGAAGTGCCGCGTATAGTACACGGCTTCATCCCAATTACATAGATCCAGAATCTTTTAATATCGGGGATCGTGTCATGAAAATCTTTGGGGAAAAGAGTGTGAGTCCCTATTCTGGAAAGGTTGTAGATGTATCTCCCGCTACGTATCAGGTAATAGTAGCGTGGCCGTGGTCTGTTGAATACGAAGATCCTAGTTTTCTTATAAATTTATCAGAACATGGTTGGAGTAAGGAACGTGACCGCAATCAAGATGTTATTATTCAATCAAATATCCGAAGGAGTGGGGATCTAGCAGATGTACTAGGACCACCTGATTCTGGTGAGGATTTGTGGGATGCAGTTGAACTTAGGGGTTTTACAGATGAAATGGAAGCTGAAAGCTTTATGATGGAAAATGTTCTTGAAACCGGATTTTATAAAAAGGTTGGCGATAAATTTGTTGTTTATGAATGGCAACCACGAAAAAGTAGTGTTTCTTTTAAAAGACTAAGAGCGGAACAATCCCCCACTAATTGGGGAAAAGATACATGGTCAGCAGGCCCCATTAAATCGGTGAAACAACTCAAAGCCATATGCGAGAATATTCTTTCGTGTGTACAAGACCCATCTAAGATGGCTTCTGCGGCTAAAATGGCGCTTCGTAGTCCTGATTATGTTTTAGCGCGTCCTGCTTTCCAAAATGAATTACTGGATATTCAGAAGAGAATACTGTAGATAAATGGCTAAACTAGTACTTGCTTCAGCACAAATAGTGGATCGTATACAACCCGATCAATGGTTGAAGACTATAGAAAAGCACCCCGGTAAAATTGTCAGAGCGAGCTCCAAAAAAATACCTTTATCTGAATATCCTCCAGATCAATACTTATTTTCCCATTCTTGTATTGTGTCTAGCGTAGATCACGACAGTCGCATTCCCTATTACATAACACCGGAAACTGCACATTTAGTTAATGCAAACGGTGATGCGTGGACTCGCGGAGTTATTTCTGGTACGTACCAAACCTTTATCGGAGCTCCCAATTTCCATGAACACGTACAAGTAATGTCATTACGAAAAGGATGGATATTAGACGCAACTGTAAGGGAAGTACCTAATTCTTTGTATGTTGACATTCTTGTGGCTACGGATAGAAAGCATAAAGAGCTAGTTGCTAGTATTGAATCTGGCCTAATGAAAACCATGTCCATGGGAGCTTTAGTTCAGTACACTACTTGTACTAGATGCGGCAATATATCTAAATCCGAAGATGATTCTTGTATTTGTATTAGGGCTATGAAGGGACAAACTTTTATAGATCCTTTCGGGACGAGAAGAATCATTGCAGAATTATGCGGAGACGCACAGGATCTTCAGTCTAATCGCTTTATTGAAGCCTCGTGGGTTAAAGATCCTGCATTCAAGGGTGCTATTACCCGGGCTCTCCTGAATCCGAGTAAGGAATTACTTGCTCGTTTGTCCCTGTTAGAAAAACAAGGAAAAATAATAGATTATGGTAGCGCAAAAAAGAAAGTGGCGTATCAATTATTTACGGAAGGTCCACAATTTGGTGTTATGTACTCCCCACCATTTCTTGTGGAGATACAGCAGAAACCAAAGAATGAGGAAGAACACTCGGTAGAAACAGCTACTCCGCGTAAGAAAATACCACAAGATGCAGAGCTTGCTCCTAATTTTTCCGTGTTTACAGGAAATAAAGTCCCAGTTGAATTTGATAATCTGTTTTTAACTATCTTTAAGCAGGGAAATATTAGATTTAGAGATGTTCTGGACTTTACTAACTTTTATGAAGGCTTTTTTGGGCGAAGAACAGCTTCTGAATTAAATGAACTCGTTAAAAGATGTTTGAATAACAAGGTGATTGAAAGATAAATGAGAAAAAGATTGACCACACTAACACTTGGAACAGCAAAAGTAGCCAGCACTAGTAAAAAAGTATTTGCGGAAGATGATGGTACAGTTTGCACAGTATGTGGTGGAGAAGGAGTTCCACTGGGGCAACTAGGTCCAGAGACGTGGTATAGATGTAGGAATTGTGGAATGGAGTTTTCTTCAAAGATGTCTAAGGTCGCAGCTGAAATGGAAAAGAAAGATACTAAATTTTCCTCCCATGCCTCAGTTTACACAATTATTCCTGACGGACTTTATTCAATTACATGGAATGCGGGGGACGCTGAAAAGAAAATTACGTCTAAAAAACTTATATACGATTGGCGCTTTAAACGGTATAGTGCCAAAACTACTTCTGGATTAAAGGGTACAAAAGCTTTTATGATGAATCTCACTAAGCCACAGGTGGATCAAATCGTAGCTACATTAAAGAGTCACGATTTAATTGACCAAGCTGGACTGGGGAATTCTGACGTTAGAGCTAGTATTAAGCTCAGACAGGGCGGGGTAGAGATGTCAGTTAATGACTATCTGGAAAAGTATGAAGAAAATTTCCCTGAGATTCCCCTACGAACTGCTAAAAATCTTCCACGTGAAGGAGGTAAAACAATGTCATTAAACTACAACAGAATTGCTGCACAACTTGATAACCTTGCTACAGAGGTGCAGCGGTGTCCTGATCTGCCTCCGCATAGGCGCAGAAATCTAGCGACTGAAATCGATAAGGTGACAAACACCTTAAACGCATGGAGCCGCAAAGGAGATGTGCTGCAAAAGGATTCAGATGAACCGTATATGGACACATTTGACCGCAGTGGGTTGGTAAGCGGGGAGCCATCTGATTCGGATGAACCGTATATGAAGCTCTACAACGAGGATAAGCACTCACAGGTTATGAATCAGGCCTTTAAAAAGCCTGTACCGGTGAGGCAGTCCTCTGTGATTCTCCAGTTAAGGAGAGCCGCAAGAGCTCTTGATAAGAACAATCCGAAAATGGCTGCCGAATTACGTACTACTGCAAAAAATTTACTCGTGAGGAGGTAAACCTGAATGCGACAAAGATTAACCAGTCAATTGGTTGATTTGGGGAGAGATCCGCGTATTGAAAGACCGGTTAGGCCAACTGGCTTTCGTGCCAAAGGCTATCGTCCAAGATCTACCGCGAGAGTCAGACGTGCTGATGATCTCTATACCATGAACCAAGAAAGAGGGTATGAACCCGCTCGTGACACTGCCTATGGCATAAAAGACGATTGGTTGAAATGGGAAGAACCTCGTGACGTTCCTGAAGCTGGCCCGAAAGAGCCTAGAAATGAGATGGGGATGGGAGTACCAGAAGAATCTAAACAAGCGGCAAAAGCCACTGTTGCCTTTTATGGTAAGGCTGGCAATGCACTGAAGTTAGCAACATCTCTACTCCCCAACCGTACAGTAGCTGAGATTGAGACTCTGGCTGCTGCGCTTTTAAATGCTCCAAGAGAGTTGATTGAAGCTGCAGACGCTACTTTTACCTCCTTAAGCACTCCTGCGGTAGCCCCTGTTGTTGAGGCTCAAAAGCCTGTTGAAGCGGAACCTAAAGAACCTGTATCTGCAGCAGCGGAAACGTCTGTTGTAGAAACACAACCTGAAGTTGTAGAATCGGAAAAGGTAGCTCCTACCACCCCTGTTCAGGCCTCTGATGGTGTAGAAATTTCTTTTGGTCCCTTTGTAATGGAATCCGATGAAGCAGCGGAACCAGCGGCTTCGTTTAGTTTCGAGGAAGAGAAGGGTGTAGAAGGTTCAGCTCTTAATCCAGAAGATGATCTTTTGGGAATATTGTTTGCTGAGGGACTGCAGATGCCCGAACAAGTTATTGCAAAAGTTGCAAAGAAAGGTATTCAGAAGCTTGCTGGTGGACCTAGAGAAACCGGTACGTACTCTGTTTCCAATTTGCAAGCTCTCTGGCCATCTGCTCCTGATGTCTCTCAAGTTTTTGGTAAATCCGGAAAATAGTTTTTCGGATTTTGAATTAACAAAAAGGAGGAAAAAAGTACATGTTGTATACTCCACACTTAAAAGTGTTGTACTCGGGTACCCGCAATTCGTATTACTCCCTTGCAGCGGCAGCGTTAAGCACTGCTGTGTTTACAGTAGGTGGTTCTAACAACCCTGCCGGAGTTACTGCGGATGATCCGAGAGGAGCGCTAGATGGGATGGTTGGGTCTTTGCTATCTGATGGAACTATTGGACTTGCAGATACCACTGGTGAGGCAAATGCTGCACTTGGTTTATTTATAAATCCTGTGCGGGGCAGTGCCTACTCCGCGTCTAGTGCTGTAGAGTCAGGTAAAGGTGTTTTGTTCGAAGATTACGGACTCTACGAGTGCGATATCTATGAACTTAGAAACGATGCTGATAACGCGGATAATACGTATTCAGTAGGTGATCGTCTTTATTGTTCCCTGCGTGGAATGATAACGAAAGATTCTACTAGCAAAACCCGCTCTATTGGTATTTGTTTGCGTCCCGCAACTGCTAGCAACCCATATTTGTTGCTGAAGTGGAAGCTGGATGACTTGTCGTAAGGAGGAAGAATGCTTACTACTGCACAAGAACAATTTCCTGAGGCTGTAAAACAGCAGATCTTTAACGAACTCCTTAAGACTCCTGCCGGTCGTGTAAAAATGGCGATGAGTATGATTATGCCTCTGCGTACTCGTAGAGATTATGCATCCGTCGCCCGTAAGGCGTTTTTGGTTGAACAGCTGCCTGATGGCGCTCTTCCACTCTATGATCGTGACCCGGAAGTGGTTGCGTATATGATTGGAGAGGAAGGTGCTTCTATCATTTCGCAAAGTAAACCAAAAAGAGTAATCTTTCCTTTGTTTGAGATTGCGGCAAATCCGCAGATGTCTCTCACAGAGGTTAAGAATACTCGGTACGACCTCATTCAACGTAATATTGACCTCGGAAAGAGCGAGGTCCAAGCACAAGAAGACACTAAAGCATTTGCTGTTATGGATGCAGCGGCAGCCGATCCTCGGAATGCCAACCCTGACATTACTGTAACTGCCCCGATCACCGTTGATGTGCTTGCCGATGCGTTTGGTGAAGTCGAATTTCACGATCTTGTTGTTCAAAATGTCTTTATGAACGCTCGAGATTTCACAGATATCCGTAAATTTGGTAGAGATACCTTGGATATTGAATCTCAAGCTGCTCTTTTAAAGACAGGCTTGCAGGCGACTCTTTGGGGTGCCCGGATTATCGTTTCACGTATTGTCCCGGTTGGACAAGCATATATTTGCGCAGAGAAGGGTTTCTTCGGTCGAATTCCTGTTCGTACTGAAATGACCGTTATCAGCGCTGATAATCCACAAGAAAGGATGATCGGATTCTCTATTTTTGAGAATATCGGAATTGGTTCGCATAACCCTGCGGGCCTTACCCGACTGATTATCAATCGATAAGGGGGTTTTAGATGTATAGTGATAATACATGGAGACAGGGGTCTCGTTAAGGTATACTAAGTATCTTTATATCCAAGAGACCCCCTTATCCAGTTTATTTAATAAGAAAATGTAAAAGGAGATTAAAATGCCAAGACCGAAGAAAGATGTTATTGAAACCGTTCCCGCCCCTGCTCCCCCCCCTATTACTGCCCCAGCCCCCAAAATGCGCTCTAAAGAAGAGGGAGAACTCTACATCGCTGCTATTCCACAGTATATTGGGGGAATAAAGGGTAAGATAGCGGCTGGAACAGAGGTCCTTGTTAAAGGTAATCGTATCACAGTCAACGGTGAGGAATATGTCTGTCCCTCTATCCATACCACTATTAGAAATAAGCACATTATTCGTCCCGGTGAAGAACCCCCTGAACTCAGACCATCACAGCCCCCTAACTATATTATAACACGGAAAGACGATCCCAAAACTGGAAGAGTGGTCGAATCCGTATTACCTATAGAACATGATTCTGGTGTAGCTTCCTTTGAGTTTAGAAAAATCCCAATGAGAGGTGTTGAGCTCCTCAGAGAGCACGAACCTAATTTCAATTATGATAAATGGAACAAGCTATCCTCTAATCAGAAAGTATCCTTACTTGTTGAGGTAGCGGATCTTCAAGTCCTAAACCATTTAGCAGAGATTGAGATCGATCCACAAGTAAAACAGACTATTGAGGGAAGGGTACGTTTAGTTAAAGAAGTTTTTGGAAGAAAATAGAGGGCCCCCCTGATGAGGTCTCATCGAGATGCTTTTGAATTCGGATTAGTGGCCGGAAAAAAGTGGGGAGAGCAGACATTTAAAACTCTAGATTCCAAACTGCTCAAGCTCGCCCATGGCTATGAGTATCGAAAGGCTGTAAGAGCACTACTTGAATCCGTCTCGGAAGGGTTCTTCCACGGTGTTCAACAAGAAATTAAACAGCAGAAAAGAAAACTAACTCTTAAGCAGCAGAATTCGATAGAGGAAGAAGATCTCGATGAGGAAGAGGTTGAAGAAGAGTAAAAGATGCCTACCTATGATTACGGTTGTACGTTTTGCAATACCGTTCAAGAAGAAATTCATTCCATAAATGAAGACCCCATATTTGTATGCAAAATATGTGGGAAACAACTTGAACGAAAAATATCTGTCCCTAACTTTATTCTAAAAGGTTGGAGTGGTTGGTCTTCTAAGATTCATAGGGAATCCTCTATTAGGCTCAAAAGAAACGCTGAGAAAGCTTCTCGAACTCGAGAGCGACAAGAAGCTCATCCACAAATAAGGCTGATGCCTAATGTAGCCGGGGAACAGGTTGATACTTGGTCTGAGGCCCAGAGACTAGCTAAATCCAAAGGTCTTAATGCGGACTCCTATGATAAATTAATTAAAAAGGAGAAAGATTAATATGAGGTTGGAACATCAAATGCGGACCCTATCGGAACTTTCTACTGCTGTCATAAACCATTTTAGAGTGGAACACCCTACTGTAGAATTTAACTGGTTACTTGTTGTGGATGATATTCTAAACCGTAAAGTGGGTTGGGGGTGTAATGCGTGCCATACTAACTGGTTTGTGGGTTTAAACGGAGTAAAAGGTGACCTTCTATCTAGGTTTGTAAAAACACCTAAAGACCGGGAAGTATTTGGATACAGCAATCTAACGCTTCAGGGTAGTGTAGACTCATTCAACCTAATTGCACAAGCGGTACAGTATACAAACGATAGAGAAGATCCAACTGTAAATGTTAGAAAGCTGATTCCACAACAGGTTCTATCCAATTTAGATGGGTTTATTTCTAAACCCAAATTTCACTTCTGGATTTGGATCAAGAACCTATTTTCTTTTAAATCTAAGTCTGAATCAGTTAGTGAGCCCGTAGAGACTAGGTTCTGGACTAATTTAGGCTGGAAATTATTTGCTCCGGATAGTGAGCGGTTAGAGTTTGAAGACTTATATACGAAAATTCATCACAAAGAAGACCCAAACTAGATTCCTCTCTTTTTATCTTTTTGTATAAGTCTATAGTCTTAGGGCTGTAGCACCACCGGAACCATTGTTGGCTGGTACTCAACGGGCTTCTAGCCTCCTCAAAGAGGGTGTATATATGAAAATCTTAAATATCGATCCATCTGGAGAATCCCATTTTATTGGGGATATTGGAAATCAAAGAAACAAAGGAACTGTGGGAAGGCGACAGAACCAAGCTAGATATATCCCATCCGGATTGGTTAGTGGTACGCCAGATCCTGCTCTAGCGATACAGTTTGTTGAAACGGATGCTGTGTTGAAATCAGCAGCTAGTGGGGAGATTGCCGCATTTATTGCACAGGGCTTTGTGCAGGTAGTAAGCGCTGGTGAAAACTATGAGCACGTCTTAACAAAGACCATACTTGCCCCAACAAACTCTCAGGTGTTTTTTGATGATTATGTTTTTGGTCGTCCAATTCTTTTAACAAGACTAATAGTCACACCCAATGTTCCACCGGGAGCAAGTAAAGTTGTTGATGTTATTTACAAAAAGAATAACACTGTACAAATAAGTACAACCGCCCCAGCGGCCCCTACCGTTGCATTAGCCGCAGCAGGAGCTGGCAGTGTCACACCCGGCACTCATAGTTATAAAGTAACGTTAGTAACCGCTCTTGGCGAAACAGAAGCAGGAACCGTCTCAGCTATAGTCAATGTTATTGTAGCTTCTGGATCTGCAGCAACAGCAGCTTTAGCCGGGGCTGGCGCAGGTAACGTAGACGACGGAACCCATTCATGGAAAATTACTTTTGTACATGCGGGTGGGGAAACAACCGGTTCTGCAGTTTCTAACGTACTAAATGTTGTAGATAAAACTACAAATGGTAAAGTTGCATTAACTGTAATTCCCTTAGGGGCTACAGGCACCACGGCACGTAAAGTATACAGAACGATAGCTGGGGATACTGGGAACTACAAATTAGTTGCCACAATCGCAGACAATACGACAACTACCTATGAAGATAACATTGCTGATGGTTCATTGGGTGCGAATATGCCAGCTGCGGATGATTCAAAGGTTGCTCTTTCTGTGATCCCTACGGGAACCTCAGGGATCGTTACAGCACGTAAAGTATACAGAACAGTAGCTGGGAATACTGGTGCTCATAAGTTACTCACCACTATTTCTGACAATATAACTACGGTTTATACCGATAACACAGCAGATGGCGGCTTAGGAGCGGACGCCCCCTCAGCCAATACTACTCAAAGTTTTTACAGGTATACACAATCAGATAGTGGGGATAAAACCTTTGACACATCTGCGATGGCTTATGCTGCAGCTCCGGGTACAAATCAGCTGGATCAAGATGATGAAATGGATGTTTTATTTGGTTTAAGCACGGATACAACTGGGATTGGGTCCGTTACAGTTAAAGTGTATTACGAATTTGTAGATTAAAGTGATTTTAAGGGGAGTTCCACCGGAACCTGTATCAGGCTGGTACTCAACGGGCTTCCTTGTGACTTTGAGAGGCACAGAATGAAACTCTTGAATATTGACCCTAATAAAGATTCTATCTTTATCGGGGATATTGGAAATGACCGGAATGGTGGTCCCTACGGGCGGAAACAGAATCAAGCTCGGTACATCCCAACAGGATTGGACGTTAATGACGCACCGGATACGACTTTAGCTATACAACTAGTTGAGACGGGAGCTGTTAAGAAATCAGCAGTTGATGGGGAAATATCCACCCTTGTTACTGTGGGAAAACTGCAGATTTTGAGTGTAGATGAGGATCTTGAAAGAACTGTGGTTGTCACAAAGACTGGAGCACCCATTTCAGTAACACAAGTGTTCTGGAACGATCTTGTTTTTGGAAGACCTATCCACATACTCTCTTTGAAGAGTGTGCTTAATGCTGCTCCAGATACAGGTAAAGATATCAATTACCGATTCAAACGAAACAATGCAAACCAAACTTCCGCGTTATTTGATCATGCGGATGTTGATGGGGTCACAATTACATTTGATGTGAGTGGTATTACCTTTGCGGACGGCTTTGGTAATGCATGGGATTACAATGATACTCTGGATCTGGAATTGAGTAGCTCGGCTGGAGATACCGTAGGGCTTACCTCGGCCACAGTAACGGTTACATATTCTCTTGATGATTAGGTTTGTTTCACAAAACCCATTTAAACCTCAAATGAACCTCTGTTTAGCTGGGTGGGGTTTTACTCACCCGGCTTTTTTTCTTTAGTTTAAACTTTATACATGAGTAGTAAAATAAATCTGGAGGGTGTCCAATGGCTATAAACCAGAATCTTAGAATTCAACAACATTTAAACTTAGGGGATAAGATTGTATTCTTCTGGAGGCCTATTGCCTTGATGAAAGCTTATCGTTTGTACGTGGATCTTGAACATGACGGAACATATCCGGCTCTAGTGCAAGAAATCGCTAACTTCCCCACACCTTCGACACAACCTCTTGGAGGCTCCATCAGCGTACCACTTACTAGAACGGCACTTGCGTCTAAGACCTCAGTTACGGCCCCCGGAGCGACTACAGCAGCTTTAGCCGGGGCTGGCGCAGGTAACGTAGACGACGGAACCCATTCATGGAAAATTACTTTTGTAACCGCACTTGGAGAAACAACGGCGGGAACTGCGTCTAATATAGTCACGGTCACGGACAAGACTATGGATGGTCGGGTTAATTTGACTGCTATACCTGTCGGGCCAAGCACTGTAACAGCTCGTAAAGTATATCGGACTGTCGCAGGTGATGCTGGGGCGTATAAACTGGTTACTACAATTACTAACAACACTGCAACTACTTATACAGATAATCTAGCAGATAGTGGCTTAGGGGCTGACGCGCCCTCTTCTAGCACTACCGTAGCCGATGAGTTATTTTTCCTTATCACGTCTGTAGATGGGGGAGGGGTAGAATCAAACAAAGCAGATTCTCCCATCAGAACGGTTTTACAGCCAATGCCAGCAGAGATAATCTTACCTGTATCTGATAGAGAACAGTATGTCTCTCTAAACTTTGTATCCTCTTCTATCACCATAAAAAATACCGGAGCTAGTGAAGCCTTGGTAAGGTTTCCGCAGGCTATTGTGCAGATAGACTCCAGTGCGACATACGAAGGTATAGATCATTATGCATCGGTGTTAGGTTTGTACTGTAATGCGGGAGAAACAACTACGCTACGCATTAGCGGGGGCGTTGTTAACTGAAGCTGAGGGTGTTACGTGGCTATTTTAGTAGATCAGAAGACACCCTATACAGGATCTGGTCTAAGCTCATTTTCTTTTAACCACACATGTGGGGTAGTAGCTCATCCTGTACTGTTAGTAGCAATCTCTGTAAACGCTCCAATACTTACTGAATTAACTTCTGTTTCCTATGGTATTCAAGCCTTAACTAGGGGAACCCCTGCTACAGAAGGGTCCTCTATCAAGTCTTCTATCTGGTGGTTACGTAATCCACCATCTGGTACCGCTGCTGTTTCAGGGGTTTTTGATGGTTTGATTAACTCAGTGGTAGTAGAGGCGATTAGCTTTTATGAAGTAGACCAACTAGATCCTATTGGGGATTCCGATGCAATTACCGGTGTTACAGATAGTATTGAGCTTATTTTAGGTGCTAGCACCGACGATCTCTCTGTGGACTGCCTTGCGAGCCGGTGGAACGTGGCAGCTACTGTGGGAGCAGGGCAAACAGAAGAGTGGCAAACTGGAGTGGGGGGAGCAAGCGAAGACACCGCAATCCGTGGTGCTGGATCAAGGGAAGCTGGTGCGGCATCCGTGAATATGTCATGGACTGTATCAGGTGGTAGGCCTAAGTCTCTCGCTGCACTAATTTTAAATAAATTCCAGAATGAACTACCAGCTGGGGTCCTAATCCGTGTTATTGAGGATCTAGTTCAGATTACAGAAAATCCGCTTAAAAAAGCACCATTAGATACAGTCCAGATTACAGATTCAGTTTTGGGTCTGGTTAAAAAAGTGCGTGTAATTACGGATTCTGTACCTGTAATGGACTCTAGGGATAAGATTGTCAGCACATCTATTGCTAAAGTAATTGAAGACAATATTTGGGTTTCTGATTCTATTGAACCAATATTCATGTTGACCCGGATCGTAAATGATACTGTAGATGTATCCGAAACACTCCAGAAACCGATGAGGCTTGTAAGGGGGATCACGGAAACGGTTCGTGTGCGCAGCGTTGGTGTTCCAAGGTTAGCTACGAAGACCGTTAAAACAGTGTTTGATACCGTCAGTATTACAGAGAATTTACCGGATGGTAAACGTAGAGATAGGTTTGGGCAGGTAGTTGCTGGCCCTGTTCCCCCGGACGGAATGATTGTTATGGTAAATTTGGATGTAGAGGGTGTGGAGCTTATTGCAAGATTTCTTCAGACCCCTCTAGAGTTAACGGGGATTGTTGGAGAACCCTTCACTGAGCCCACCGCTATTACTAAGCTTTTATCAAGTGAATTTGTTACAGTAAGAGATTCTGTAATTAAGGTGATAACGTAAGAGATTCTGTAATTAAGGTGATAACGTAAGAGGTCCAGATGATACCTAAATCGTCCGCAACAAGATGCTGTCATAGTGGGAAGATAATTTCAGCCCCTATTCTGTATGGGATGCTTATATTTGAAAACGTCTATCGCGGATTAGTAGGTAGCAATCCCGTAATAACAGCGATTATGGACGGGGTCCATATGGAAGGATCATTGCACTATACTGGTAATGCAGTAGATTTTCGTGCGAATGATCTTGCTCCTGAGATGGTAGTTGCTGTTGTAGCTGAGTGCAAGAAGTATTTAGATGCTGATTTTGATGTCATAGCGCACGGTGAAGGGTTGAATTTCCATTTTCATATGGAATTTGATCCTAAATAAATTTGATCAGATAATATTTCCAAAGTTGCTGTACTAAACGTGTTGTAAAAACTTATAAAAAAGCTAGGGAGGGTTTTTATATGAATGCAGTTGAAATAACAGGGTATATAATCGCAATTTTAAAAAATGTGGAAACCGGAGAAACCAGAATCTACGAAACGCATAACATCGTTACAAACGCCGGGGATAGGTTTCTAGCAGAACAGGCTGTGAATGGAGCTTTGAATAAGAATTTCCTAGCCGGTGGTTCTGGTTTTCGCCTTGGTACCGGTACTAATGCCCCTGCAAAAACAGATGCAGACGTACAAACCTTCCTGTCGGGATCTGCGAAAATATTTGATGGGGGCTACCCCAGAACCAATGATCCTGATGTAGATAACACTGGAGCCGGGGTAAACGTAGTTACGTGGCGTGTAACTTACGGCACTACCGAAGCTAATGGGTCCGGGATCAATGAACTTGTGGTTGTGGATGACATAACCACCCCCACTGCTGCATTTGGTAGAGCACTTTTTAGTGCGCCATTCACTAAGACCGGAGCAGATACACTAAAGGTCATTTATAACGATCTCCTTGCTGGTGTCTAGTAAAGTTCCTGTGAATGGATATATCTCAAATTCCTATCCCAGATGATATGAAAAAAGCTGTTTCATTGTATGAATCAGGGATGAGCCAGTCTGAGATTGCTAAGGTTATTAGTGTTTATCCCCCTTATATTAGTTGGTGGCTTAAAAACTTGGGGTTAAAGAGAAGTAGATCTCAAGCTATTACTATCGCAGGAACACGAAGAGTGGACGGGGTTTTTAACCGTAAAGATGCTCAAGAAGCCAAAGTGTTATATGAACAGGGGCTCTCTACAAATGAAATTTCTCAAAAGCTTGGTGTTAAAGGGTCAACAATTGGTTATTGGTTGCGGCGTCTTGGATGTTCAAGATCTTTACAAGCTGCTCAAATAATTAGACGAGCTAAAGAACACGATATAGCAGATCTTGTTGTATCTTTTTCTGGAGTAAAGGAACAAGTTATTGAAGGATTTTTAGCTGGAAAGACCCAAAAAGAGTTGGCTTCTGAGTTTAATATTTATTTATCTAAAATTAGATCGTGGACAAGAGGTATTAAGAGACCTCAAGATCATATTTCTTGGGAACAAAAAAAGGATCAGCTTATTAGTAATAACCCCAAAGCCCTCGAAGCTGCGCAGCTATTTCAGGCTGGCGGGTATATTACTGAAATTGCAACTAAACTAGACGTTACACACGCTGTTGTAACTCAGTGGTTACTAACTTTGGGTGTTTATGAGTCTCGTAGAAAAAAACCATTGACTTCAGAACTAGAATTAACCATTAAGAACCTCTTAGAAACTCAGAAGGATCTTAGCTCTTATGATATTGCAATGCAGTTAAAGACCTCTATGGTTCACGTAAACCGTACAGCTCGTAAATATTCACTTCAAAAAGATCCTCGTAAACGGCTTTCTCTAGATAAGCGAGATGCATTAGCTCAAAAGGTTTTTCTCTTATGTGAGTCTGGGTTGTCTCTATCAGAAACTGGAGTTGAACTCAATCTAAAAGTAGGTCAGGTTTTTAATATGCTTAGAACTGTTCAAAAACAAAAAGGGATCGTAATTGAAAAGATATCTGACTCTAAACAGAGATATACTCAAACTGAGGATAAGCTGGAGGCAATCAAAGCAAAAGAACTATACTTATCTGGCAGAACCGTTTTAGATATTTCTAAGATGCTTGGAATATCCAAGAATAACATTAGACGTTGGATTTACAAGCTCGGTATTGCTAGAACCCCGCAAGAAAACAAAATCCTTAAGAAGTCTCGCAGAGAATCCCTAACCCTACAGGCGTCTTAAGCCTTCTACTCCCCTTGTACTTCCCTATCAATGGAAATGAGTTACACGTGGAAGAGTTTTTGGAAATCTTTTTTGTGGTCTGGAGTAGTCTCCGTGTTAACTATAAGTGCGGTTATCGTCTGGAGTGAGCTTACAGAGAAAGATGAGGATAATGACGAGGGTCACTACGGGCAATATACGTGACACTATATGATTGGAACAGCCACAAAAATATAGACGTAGATCAGCTATTGGGTTTGAAACTTGTAAATGTACTATTTGATACCGCATTTTTTACTTTAAAACGAGGAAACCACGTTGCAGAATTCAGATTCAGAATTGGGGATGCGGTAATGGCCGGGATATTATCCGAAAATTTTGTTATTCCAGAGATTACTCTAGGGGAAGGGGATGGCATTTAGCTTCACCTTTCCAACTGAAGAGTCTATACCCCTAGTTCAGGGGGATACACGACCTGTTCTGAATTTTACCATTGTTGACAATCAGGAACCCCCAGTAGCTATTAATCTGACGGGTCATAAGGTTAGTTTTAACTTCAAGAAAAAAACTTCAGCTACATATAAATTCAAAAGGGAACTGTTGCACATAGACGATCCCAACGGTAGAGTTGGATTAAACTGGGTAGCCGGTGATCTAGCTGAATCTGGAGCATTTCAGGGCGAGGTTGAAATTGTGTTTCCGAATGGAACAATCCAAACGCAGGCTAAAGCGTTTACCTTAATAGTGCGACCACAGCTTGATGCTTTCACTCCACCGTATGGTCAACCTATGGGTACCCCCAATCTTCCTGCACAAGAAGATCTCAGTAGCCAGATTAATGGAAGCCAAACAACTTTTACAACAACATGGCGGTTTATTCCGGGAACCTTGCGTGTGTTTAAGAATGGGTTATACCAAGGGGTTAGCGGGGGGAATTTCACTGAGAATAGCACCTCTCATCAGGCGTTCACAATGAACTTTGGAGCGCCGATAGTGGGTGACGAGCTTATTGTAGACTATATTGTAGAAGGTGGTACGTAGATGCCAGAATTAAAAGATCCCGGAGTAACCATATGGGAGAATCTGACTTCACAGGTGGATGGGGCACGAGCGGTCTTTGCTACGTATCAAGTTATTCAGATAGGTACAAGTAAGCTCTGGAAAAACGGTGTTTATCAAGGTCTTCCGGGACAGCATTTTAGTGAGGATCTTGATCGTAGAAAGTCCGTTACACTAGAAGAAATTCCAATTGTAGGGGATGAGCTTCACATAGAGTATAGGATAGGGTACCTACCGTACTAGAAGCTCGGAGAAAGAAATGCCGGAAACACAGGTACGAGGTTATACGCAGGTTAAGGAGCTTAAGGATATTTCTGTTGCTACGGATGCGGATCTCAGTCAGTATAAAATAGCAAACAGCGGGTCGTATAATGATACGTTTAATCCGTCTGCTGCAGAGACTGGGGCATCCTCACTTGCGGATGATCTAGATTATTTACGCAGTGCAATTAAAAGAATACTTGGAGAACTAGACTGGATAGCGATTCCTGCAGACGATCTTGTGGGATTAAATGACAGGGTGTTAAGTCTTGAGGGCAGCGTAAGTAGTAACATATTTACTGCGGGCGGAAATGCTTTTGGAGCAGTAGCCATACTTGGGACTAATGATGCCTTTGCCTTAGCTTTTGAAACAAACAACGTAGAGCGGGCTCGGTTTCTTTCCACCGGTGCGTTTGGCATTGGTAATACGGCCCCGACATCCTTGCTAGATCTTTCAGGTGCTTTTACAATGAGGGCTATTTCAGAGCCTGCTGTAGCCCCTGCAAGTCAGGGGCGAATCTACTATGATTCCATCTCACAGACATTCAAGGTATCCGAAAATGGTGGGGGTTATACAGACTTAACTGCAGGAGGAGGATTCTTCACACATGCGGGTAACTCTCTTGGAACAGACGCAATTATCGGAACCAATGATAACTTTGCATTAGTATTTGAAACCAATGGGGTGTCTAAATGGATTATACAAACTTCTGGACACTTGCTCGCTAATACTGATAACATATACGATGTAGGGGCATCGGGAGCTACTAGGCCTAGAACAGGCTATTTTGGTACTAGCTTATTCAGTGCCGCGTTTATTACTTCTTCAGCTAACCCTGCATCTACAGGACTATTTCGATATAGCAATAATCAAGCTCAGAGTTGGAGAAACGCTGGTAACTCCACTGATATCTCTATCCTACTTAACGCCAACGATAGATTCAGCATGGGGGCTGCTATTGAGCTTGAAGCCTCGGACTTAATTCTGTTACGCGCTGCTGCGGGACATCTCCAACTAGGTATAGACTCGGCTACGGCTACAAGTCACATACTCAGTGCTGCGGATGGGCTTGGCACAGATAAGGTAGGGGGCAGCCTCCTGCTACAAGCGGGGCAAAGCACTGGTAGTGGAAGCAGTGGGTCCGTGAGCCTCCAGACAGCTTATGCTGGGGGTACGGGGGCTTCTAAAAATATACTTGTAGACAGAGTTTACATTAATGGGGTTAGAAAGGGCTTAACAGACGCTACCCCTGTAAATATATTTGAGGTAGCCTTACCTTCAGGGGATATGGCCGGTATTGAGGTTATTTACACGGTACGCGCAAGCGACGCTACAGAGCATCAAGTGCTGACTGGACGAATTCCATTAGCCGCTGTAAACAAGGCCGGGGTATATACCTTAAGTGTCGGTTCGGCTAGCGAAACAACCGTTGTAAGCTCTGGTACACTGAGCTGTGCATGGGACCTAGTATCGGGTACAAACAAGATTACTGTCACCCTATCAGCAGATACAAGCTTAACAACGTCTACATTTGATGTAGCGTACACAGTCGTTAATAATTCTGGGCAGGGAATAACAATACTATGAAATTTATAAAACTTTTTGTTGTACTACTTCTCCTGTCTTTAGCCCAACCATTATCCGCTCAGGGTGTTAAGATCCAAGCCGATGAGATTTTTGGTTGGACGGCTAGTAATACCTCTGCCGCTGGAGCGGTTGATACAAAACTATCTCGTGATTCCGCAGGGTTTATTAAAGGATCTGATGCAGCAGGAACGGGGGGTGGATTTGTTGCAAATCTGTACCGTTCTTTAGCGGCAGATCCCGCAGACCTTGCTACAGGTCTTGCACTTGGCAACCTAGAGGTAATTGGGTGGGAGGTTAATCCAACTGGGGCTGATATCACTCTAGGTCCGGATTCTAATGAAGTACTCCAGATAGTAGGTGGCACATTAGATGGTGGAGACCTTGCCCCCCTCACGGTAACAGGATCGGTGATTGCCATAAATACAATCGATGGAACGAAAATACAATACGGGGCTGAAGCCCAAGGAGCAGTTTTATACTACGATGGTACGAACTGGACTTTTCTA